GGTGGCCGCGGCACCATGAACTACATCAATCAGCAGTTCGATGCCTACAAAGACTGGGCGCAGAGCACCATCGACACACTGACTACAGGACAAGACACCCTCAATCAGCAGATCCTTGACCTGCAAACTAGAAACGACCAGAACGTTGCCGACATAGTGGCAACGTTCACTGACCAGCTGAACGCTACCCAAACTTCTGCAGATGAACAGATCGCCAGTCTGCAGAATCTGATGATGCAGCAAGACCAGCAGTTCCAGCAAGCAAGCCTGGCTCAGCAGCAGCAAGCCGCCGCTGCCCAAGCTGCCTACGAAGAACAACGCCGCCAGGCAGAAGCGCTGTCTCGGGCATACGTCCCGAATATGGAACCAACCGTCTCCAACCTCACCTACGGCAGCAACAGACGGCAGCAGGAAGAGGACAACACCAACCTCCTGTCCAGCTTGTCGATGTTGACTCCATCTAGCTCCGTTTCGCCCACCCTCGCCGGCTTGCAAATCGCATGAACAACACTGCTCAATCGCGCTGGAAGGATCTTGAGCCGTACCGGAGCTTGTACCTCCGCCGTGCGATTGATGCCAGCAAGCTGACGATCCCTACCCTCATCCCTGAGTCTGACCAGAACGACAGCTGGGCAGGCGACCGATACAACAGCATCCCCAGCCTGTACCAAGGAGCTGGGGCTAGGGGCGTCAACAGCCTCAGCGCCAAGCTGCTGCTTGCCCTCATGCCCCCAAGTCAGCCGTTCTTCCGGCTGACCATCGACAAGGGAAAGATCCAGCAGTACCTGGAGCAGCGTGGCGGGCAAGAGGAGCAACTGCTTAGCCAGCTCGATCAAGCGTTGTCCGATCTGGAGCGGCAAGTGCTGCGCCGGCTGGATCAACTGCAAGCTCGCTCGGCCTTGTTTGAAGCGGTCAAGCACTTGATCGTTGGCGGCAACGCCCTGCTGTACATCGGAGCTGATGCCATCCGCATGTACACGCTGCGGTCGTTCTGCGTTGATCGTGACCCGGAAGGGAACGTCACCGAGATCGTGGTGCGTGAGCAGGTGGCCGAGCGCTACATGCCAGTGCGTGAGCCCAAAGAGTCAGGCGAGGGTGAGAGCGATGAGCGGGAAGACGTTTACACCCACATCAACATCAGCCCCCAGGACAACCGCGTTGAGTGGTACCAGGAGTACGACGGGGAGAAGCTGGCTGGCAGCGCTGGCTTCAGCTCCTTGGAGACCAGCCCTTGGGTGGTCCTCAGGCTTCGGAAGGTGGCGGGTGAAAGCTACGGCCGTGGCCTCGTCGAGGAGGTGCTGGGCGATCTGCAGAGCCTGGAGTCCCTAAGCAAGGCTGTGGTGCAAGGTGCCTTGATCAGTGCCAAGGCACTGTTCCTGGTCAACCCCAATGGCACCACCCGCGCTGACGTGCTGGCTCGTGCGGAGAACGGTGCAATCGTTGCTGGCAACGCCGCCGATGTGGAAGCGCTGCAGGTGCAGAAGTCTTCGGACATGTCGGTTGCCCTGCAGGCGATGCAGTTGCTGGAGCGCAGGCTGAGCTACACGTTCCTTGCCGACGAGGCGATCCAACGTGACGCGGAACGAGTGACCGCGGAAGAGATCAGGTTGATGGCCGAGAGCCTGGAGCGTGGCCTGGCTGGGGTGTACTCCATGCTCAGCGCAGAACTACAGCTGCCACTGATCCGCAGGGTGATGCACCTGATGGAGCGCGAGGGGGATATTCCTCCAGTTCCGAAAGGTCTTGTCGAGCCTCAGGTCACTACCGGCCTGGAGGCGATTGGCCGCGGCAATGACAAGCAACGGCTGACAACGTTCCTGCAAACAGTGGCCGCTTCTATCGGGCCTGAGCAGTTCTTGCAATACATCAACCCCAGCGAATTGATCCGTCGTTTCGCTGCGGCAGACGGCATTGATACAGCCGGTCTGGTCAAGGATGATCAGGAGCTGCAGGCTGAGCAAGCACAGCAACAGCAGGCTATGTTGGCACAACAACTCGCACAAGGAGCGATCCAGAGTGGAGCAACGGCGACGCCGCAACCCAGCGGAGCAGCAGCTGGCGGACTTGATCAAGGACCAGTCGCAGCCTGAAGAACCATCTTCCGTTGACCAAAGCTTGACAGTAGGCAAGGGGTCGCATACGCAGCCCCTGCCTGATGGCGGTCACATGATCATTCGGGATGGATTCAATGTCTGAAGTTGCATTTGCTGGTGATGCAGGCAGCCCGGCAGAAGTCAGTGCTGCTGCTGAGGAATCAGCCAAGGTTGAAGCCGCGAGGGCCGAGCTTTACGACGAAGCGGCCGGTGTCCAAGGGCAAGGCGATGGCCTGATTCTGGGGAAATACCAGTCAACCGAAGACCTTGCCCAGGCGTACTTAAACCTGCAAAGGGAGTACAGCCGAGTCAAGAATGGCCAGCAGCCAAGTGATCCCACACCCCAGCAGCAAGAGTCTGCTGATGACTACGACGACGACACCGAGGCTGGTGTTGATCAAGGGGGGATTGACCAGGCCACCGCTACCGCCATCCGCAACTCAGTGCTTGAGCAGGCCGGCGGCGAGGCGGAGTACCAGCGCCTTTCAACTTGGGCTGTAAACAACCTGCCGCCTGAGCGGACAGAGGCATACAACGCAGCGCTGGCATCGGGCGACCAGGCCGCGATCATCAACAGCCTCAAGGGGTTGCAGTACGACTACATGATGCAGAACGGCTACGAGCCGAAGCTGACGGGTGGCCGTGCTCCAGCCAATGAAGTCCGCGGCTACACGTCGCGTTACCAGGTGACTGAGGCAATGGCGGATCCGCGGTACGAAAAGGACGCGGGATACCGTCAGGAAGTGGAGCGGCGGATTGCTGCATCACCCGATTCCATTTTCGGCTTTCAGAAGTAGGGGCTATAAATAGGAGCAGATCAACCAACCAAGTGATCTGCTCCTGGGCCGGTGCGCCGATACCCCAGAGACGCGACGTTGGTGAAGGCGAGATGCCTCAGTGGTTAATCAACCGCACACCTTTCATCAACTTGGAGCCGCATCATGGCTGCACCCAACGCAACACTGTCCCGTCCTGGTGCTATTAACAACACCACAGGTACGTGGGCTCAAGATAACGCCTTGTTCCTCAAGGTGTTTTCAGGAGAAGTTCTGACGAGCTTCGAGAGAAACTGCATCTTCGATGGCCTGGTGCAAACCCGCACCATCCAAAACGGGAAGAGCGCACAGTTTCCCGTGACGGGCCGTTTCACCAGTCGCTATATGACTCCCGGTGAAATGCTGACCGGTCAGGGCAACATGGCCCAGAACGAAGTGGTCATCAAGATCGACGACCTGCTGATCGCAGACGCTTCGATCTTTGACCTCGACGAGGCCAAAACGCACTACGACATTCGCTCGATCTACTCGGTCGAATTGGGCAGGGCCATGGCCCGGAGCTATGACAAGCGCCTAGCCCGCGTGCTGACCCTGGCTGCTCGCACCAGCACCAGCGACCTCACCGCCAACCTGCCTACTGGTCTGTCGCCCGACGATCCGTACCGCGTCGGTACCCGCATCGACATCAACAAGGCCACTCCCACCCCGGATGATCTTGTTGCATCGGTGTTCGCTGCTGCTCAAGCCCTGGATCAAAAGGACATCCCTGCTGACGGCCGCGTGCTTGTCTGCAGCCCCGATGTTTATTACACACTGATCCAGTCTTCTCGGGCTGTGAACAGTGACTTCAACCAGCCTGGCGCCAACGGTGGTTACGCCTCTGGCCAGATCTCTCGCCTGGCCGGCTTCACCATCCTGAGCAGCAACCACATCCAGCAAGGCAACGTCACCGCTCCCTCTGGCGAGCAGGGCTACACCTTCGGCGGCGTGGACACCGTGCTGTCTTCTGTGAACATGAGCACCACCAAGATGCTCGCCTTCCAGAAGGGTGCTGTTGGTGTTGTCAAGCTGCGTGATCTGACCATGCAGATGACTGGCAATGACTACGCCGTGACTCACCAAGCCACTTTGATGGTGTCGAAGATGGCATACGGCGCAGGTCCCCTGCGTCCCGAGGCCGTCGTCGAAATCCACAACGGTTGAGTTCGGTCAAGTTGTTGGCAGGATGGGGGCAGCGATGCCCCCTTTTTTCATGGCAACGACAATCACCACGATCAATCCACCAAGCACAGTCACTGCACTTGGTTGGAACTGGCAAGATCAACAGAGCATTGATCCACTTGGCGCTCAGGCCGTCGTGACCCTGGCTTCTGGCCTGGCAACTGGCACCCGTGCCGATGGTTCTGCCAAGACTGCAGACGCCTATCGCGTCACTGGCGTCAACGGCATCGTTGGCCCTGGCGGCTGGAAGGGCAACGGCGGCGTGCCTGGCGCAGCTGTCACCGCCAGCGCTGTAGCCGTGATCAACAACGGCGCGAGCGGTGCAACCAACAAGACCGGCGTGGCCACCCAGGGTGGCAGCGGTACTGGCCTGACGGTCAACCTGACTGCAGGCGGTGGTGTCGTGGCTTCTGCTGCAGTGAATGCAGCCGGCACTGGCTACCGGGCTGGCGATGTGGTTCGCGTCACCGCGACCGTGGCCGGCACTGGCGAGGACGTTCTGCTGCGCGTGAGCTGAGATGACTGAGCTTGAGGCGATCAACACGCTGCTGTCCGTGATCGGGGAGGCGCCCATTGATCGCCTCAGCGACATCAGCGTCAACGAGATCACGGATAGTGCCTTGGCACGCAAGGTGCTTGGGGAGGTTGAGCGTGACGTGCAGGCGGAAGGCTGGTCGTGGAATACCGACCACGAAGTGCCGCTGCAGATGGATGCAAGCAACGAGTTCCCCATTGGGACCAGCGCGTTGTCAGTCCAGTTCTCCCCAGCCCGCTATCCAGATATGCGGTACGTGGCCCGCGGCAACCGCGTCTACGACAAGTTGCAGCGAAAGTACGACTTCGGTGCAGCCGGCATGTCGCCGCTGTATGTGGACCGCATCGTGTCACGGCTCAGCTGGGACGAGTTGCCTCATGCGGCTCAGCAGTACATCACGATTCGTGCGGCACGCATCTATGCGGACCGCTATCTGAACAGCAACGCCATCTATGCGTACACCGTCCAAGACGAGGAGTACGCAAGGGCGATGTTGATCAGAGACGAGGAGCGCCAGCTGGGCAACAACTTGCTTTGGGGCAATGACCGCGGCGCAGGCCAGGGCCTGGGCTACATCCCCGCTGAAGGGGTCAACTACCGGAGAGTCTGATGCGTTCCAAATCTCGGCTTATCCCCCGTCGCCAGGTGCAGTCAAGCCTGGTGCAGGCCAACGTTGACTCGTTGACGCAGGGCATCAGCCAACAGCCTGCCCACCTACGTCAGGTCGGCCAGGCCGAGAAGCAGGTGAACGCCTGGAGCTCTCCGGTGGAAGGGCTGACCAAGCGCCGCCCATCGAAGTACGTGGCCAGGGTCAACTCCAGCCCGGTCACGGACTTCTTCATGGAGTTCATGCAGGTCACGTCTGGCGAGACCTACAGCTTGATGCTGTACCCCGATGGAGCGGGGATGAAGCTGCAGCTGATGAACAGCGGCGCCGCCCCAGCCATTGATGTGCATGGCACTGGGCTGTCGGTTTCAGCGTCGCCAGGGGCCGTTGACGTTGCAGCGTCCAGCTACCTGTACAACTCGGGATCTGACTTCAGTGACAAGTACGTCTTCATCAACAGCGGCCCGCTGGGCCTGATGCTGAACAGGGAGAAGGTCACAGCGATGGATGCAGCTACCAAGGCTGCTGCCGTCAACGAGGCAATCCTGTTCATTCAGGGCGTTGCGTATGAGATCACCTATCAGGTCAAGCTCAACGGCACAAACCTGACCGCTTACACCACCCCAGCAGCTACGGCCACACCGAACACAATCAGCACCACGTTGGTGGCCAACAACCTGGCGACCACTATCGGAGCCGTGAGTGGCTTCACCGTTACACAGGTGGGCCCCATCGTCCATGTCAAGAAGACGGACGGCAGTGACTTCGCCATCAGCATCGACGACG